CACCAGCACAGGTATTCAAAACGCTTGAGCCTTTATTTTTTAACCACGACATACTTACTGTCGGGCACAACTTAGTGTTTGACCTTACTTCTATCGCTAAATACTACAGCGGTAAAGTTCCAGTCGGCCCTTACTTTGACACCATGATTGCGTCGTTTATTTCAGATAACCGCAATAAGAACAAGTGCGGTCTAGATGCTTGTCTCAAGCGTGAGTTTGGCTATGAGATGACCAAAGGCGTAGGCAAAGAAGTAGAGAAGTATTCCTTTAATGAGGTAGCTAAGTACGCATACCTTGATGCCAAGTACACGTTCTTACTATGGAAGTCCTTGCTCCCTAAGATTAAAGAAGCACAGCTTGAGACAATTATGGACTTAGAGATGGAAGTTCTAAAGGTTCTATGCGAGATGAAACTTACTGGTGCTCCCATCGATGTGGAGCAACTAAAGATTTTAGATACACAATTACGTATTGACATTGAAACCGCTAGGGCAAACATTTTTAAGATTGCTCAGAAACCTTTCAACATTAACTCCAACCAGGAGAAACAATTCCTGTTGTTTGCTTCTAAAAAAGAAGGCGGTCGAGGGCTTAAGACTAAGGCTCTGACCCCTGCAGGCAAGAAGAAGAACAGGGAAGACCGCACTTACGCTGACTACTCAGTGGCTGCTGAAGCACTGGAGCTATTGCGTGATGAAGACCCTCTAGTAGAGGCACTGCTTGCGTACTCAGACCTTAACAAGTTGAGCACTACTTATGTAGTTCCTTACTTGGGTGGAGAAGTAGTTCGTACATTAAATGGAAAAGAAAAGCGTGAACAAAAAGAAAGTCTACTCATCAACGGAAGGATTCATTGTGACTTTGTACAGCACGGTGCGGAGACGGGTCGTTTTAGTAGCCGTAACCCTAACCTACAGAATGTGCCTGCTCCTCATACGGCTCATGGAAAGGCAATCAGAAATCTTTTTTATGCGCCCGAGGGGTACAGACTTGTGGTGGCGGATTACTCGCAAATTGAACCACGTGTCATCGCATCTTTATCCGAAGACCCTATTATGATGGACAACTATTTGCAGGGCGGTGACATCTACACGGCTGTTGGAGATGCCATGGGTGTAGACCGCAAAGCAGGTAAGGTGCTTGTGCTTGCTATGGCATACGGCGTGGGACCCGACAAGATTTCACGTTCTATCGGGTGTACGTTACAAGAAGCCAGAGACTTGTTATCAGATTTCTCTGAAAAGTTTGCCGCTGTAAATTTGTACCGTGCTCGATTGATTCGTTCAGTGAAACTTAACAAGGGCAACTATGTTAAGACAATGATGGGTCGCCGTAGGTATCTACCAGACATTACCTCCAGCGACCAGTACCTACGTTCTGCTGCAGAACGCCAAGTGTTTAATACTAAAATCCAAGGCACAGCAGCAGATTTAATTAAATACGCTATGATTAGGGCATACAACCGTTTGCCACAGGAAGCGAGACTCATTCTCACCGTTCATGATGAGTTGGTCACGTTGACACCAGAAAACTTGGTAGATGAAACGGTTGAGGCAATTCGTGAAGCCATGGAAGGTATTAATACTTTGAAGGTTCCACTAGTTGCTGACATTAAAGTTGTTCAACGTTGGGGAGACGCCAAATGAAATGGAAGTTTTGGGAAAAGAAACCCGAGCTTGAGATTGTTATTGACAGTCATGAGATACCTACAAGCACATTGTTTCGGTGGTTCCTGTATGACAGTGGAGCGTCTGACCCTAATAAGATTGCTACCTCGGTAGGGTACACAGCCATCAGTTCTGAGGGTGAAGAGATGGAACTCAAAGAGTCCATTGAACGACTCCGTGAAGTAGAGCCTTACAAAAGTTTTTTAGATTTATTGTCCGAGATTACAGGGCAAGTAATGTCACATACTTTGGCAACTGTTTTGACAGAGAACGACATAGTTGAAGAAGAAATTGACAAAGAACAGCAAGCCATAATGGCTGAGGTCTACACCCGTGTAGCCAATCTAGCCTTAGTTCCTGCTTTCGCCGCTGCATTAAAGCTCGGCATTATTGTTAACCCAGGCACATTTACAGGAGACATTGATGAGTTCTGATTGGTATTCCCGTAGGCTAAACAACAACCCCCAGCCACAACCTAGCCCTTTGCCCCCCACAGCCCCGTCAGCGCCTATTCCGTACAACCCTAACCCGAACCCACAAATCCCTCAGGAAGCCTTCAGAGCGCCTGAGAGCGCCGTTTCAGCCTCCCGCTGTCCTGGATGTGGCAGTGGCAATTACGGCAAGTCTGCGATGGCTCCAGAGGCTAAGGCACGATGCTACGATTGTGGCTACCCTGTAGTACAGTCTGGTAGTGGAGTAGGTAAAGGCATTACCCAGCAAGGTGGCGGAGCACCTACCCCAGCCCGTCAGATTCAATCTGGCGGATTTAGTTGGGCTATCGGAGAGAAGATGTAATGAACGCAGAGCTTTTAAAAACTATTGCACAAATTAATAAAAAGAGTGGCATAGACCTTGTGGTACTTGGGTCTGACATTGGGAACCATGTATCTGCCCGTGTGAGTTCAGGCTCGTTGTCGTTAGATGTACTTCTTGGTGGCGGATTTCCTGTTAATAAATGGATTGAAATCGTAGGCGAAGCGTCTAATGGTAAGACTGCCGTAGCCCTTAAAACTATTGCTGCCAACCAGAAGCGTGACCCCAACTTCACCACTGTGTGGGTAGCCGCTGAAGATTGGGTACCTCAGTACGCAGAAATGTGTGGCGTAGATGTTAAGCGTGTGTTCGTTGTGGCTACTAACATCATGGAAGAAGCATACGAGACTGTTCTTAAGCTTGTAGAGACTAAAGAGATTGACTGCGTGGTCATTGATTCACTTCCAGCCTTAGTACCCACAGCCGAAGACGACAAGAACATGGATGAAGCGACTGTTGGTCGTGGCGCATTGCTTACAGGTAAGTTCTTTCGCAAGATGGGACAGGCTGCCAAGCGTTCCCTTACCGAAGAGGAACGACCCTTTATTGGCATTGTGATTAACCAGTACCGCATGAAGATTGGCGTTATGTACGGTGACCCCCGCACTACACCTGGCGGTGAGGCTAAGAACTACGCATTCTTTATCCGTATGGAGGTCAAGCGTGACGAATGGATTGAGGCTGGCGTAGGTCAGGACAAGCGCAAGGTCGGCCAGACCATTAAGATTCGTTCGTTAAAGAACAAGACGGCGCCAATGCAAGAGCCAGCGTACCTAGACTTTTACTTTGCTGATGGCGGGGCATGTAGTGCAGGTGAGTACGACTTTGCTAAAGAGATTGTCAGCCTTGGAATTTTGTACCGAGTTATTACCCGTGCTGGTGCCTACTACAGTTACCAAGACCGTAAATGGCAGGGTGCTAACGCTGTGGTAGAATCTATTAGAGAAGAGATTGACCTGAAGGAAGCTTTAGACCGTGAGGTACTTGACGTAGTACGAGCGAGTTCTAAGCACGTTCAGAGCGTGGCTGATGAAGTCTGAGGGACAGAAACAGTCAAAGAAGCATGAGAACAGACTAGCCAAATTAGTCGGCGGTACTACTAACGCCGCTAGCGGAGCCTTCTGGAGCCGCAAAGGTGATGTCCGTTCTGATGACCTACTTATCGAGCATAAGTGGACAGGCAAAAAACAAGTAACCGTTAAGTCGGATGTCTTGGAAAAGATAGTCAGGGAAGCAATCCTTGACGGTCGGATGCCTGTTCTCGGGTTCTACCTAAACGGTCAGAACTACGTAGCACTAACTGAAGATGATTTTCTGGAGATGCGACAAAATCTTCAGGAGTGTAGGTGCGAGACCACCTAGATGTTGAAAATTGGCGAGCAGAAGCCAAGTGTCGAGGTATGGACACCGAACTTTGGTTCCCGCCAAGGGACAAAGAGCTTTACAAAACAATTGCTGACAAATCAAAAGCAGTCTGTTTAGGTAAAGACAGTCGGCCACCCTGCCCAGTCCGTAAAGAATGCTTGTTGTACGCACATGAGAACGACGAGCAATTTGGTATCTGGGGTGGGCTAAGCCATAGAGAACGAAATGCTTTAGAGCGTAAAGCTCAGCGCAATGGAAAGACCCTCGAAGAGTGGGTAGAAAGCGAAGAACGATGACCGAGTACACGCCCTTTAAATGTCCTGACTGTGGTGTATGGTGGAGAACTGCTACACATAAGTGCGAACCAAAATCTTATTTAGCGCCTCCGACAACTACCACCACAGTGTCCGAGCAAGATAAAAAGAAAAAGGATTTGCCTAAAGGCAAGTCTAGGTGTACTGTGTGTGGTGAACCACTAGGTATTTACGAAATTGAAACTTGTTGGGAACACAAGAAGTATCGTAAGTACAGCCACCACTACAAAAAGGGGTACGACAAGTATGGCAACCCAGACGAAAAAAGCAACTGGAAGTCTTAAGAATTTAGTAGACGCAGGTAAAACTCCGTCCGTTGTTCTTGGTGCGGTAGAGCGTTGGCAATTAGCCCAACCCGCTGACACTAGCCGACGGACGGATGTTTTGCATCCATCTGAAATCATCAAGCCAGATTGGTGCCCACGTGCATCCTGGCATTTGCTACAGGGTGCTAAGCCTGCACCAAAGAAGCTTACAACTAAGCAGATGCGTGTGTTTAAGCGTGGTCATCAGTTGCATGATGATTGGCAAGCTAACCTTGCTGCCATGGGTAAACTGTGGGGTGATTGGAAGTGTGCAATCTGCACTACCGTTGTAGCTCGTGAAAGTTTGCGCCCAAAGTTTTGCCCACATTGTGAGGGTGAAGATTTTATTTACGATGAAGTTCGTGTAGCCAGTGATGCACATCGTATTGAAGGTCATGCTGACGGCATCATTGTAGGCATAGGTAAAGAGCCACTACTCCTTGAAATTAAATCCATTGGCGAGGGCACCATTCGTTGGGAAGACCCTTCAGCATGGATTGCATCAGGCAATGATTTTAAGAAAGCATGGGCGGCACTAAACGCACCGTTTTACAGTCACATCATGCAAGCTCAGATGTACATGAAGTTACTTGAACTCATGTACGAAGGTACTATGTTTAGTTACCCTAAGAAAGCTGTCTTTATTTATGAGACCAAGGGTGACCAAGAAGTCAAAGAATTTGTTGTTCCAAAGAGCGACTTTGGTATCACAGACATCTTTGACAAAGCCCTCGAGATAGCCAAAGCAATCAAAGCTGGTATAGAATTACCATGCGTAGACCAATCAGGTTCTTGCTCAAAGTGCGAGGTGTTTAATGGCAATTAAATTGCGGGCTGAAGAAAGCCAAAAAACTATTGATGCAATTCGTTCACAAGGGTTTACCCTTGAGTCGGAATTCACAGGCTCTAATCCCATCATGCCGCATGACATCACTGACTGCGATGACCTTGGGGTAATGCGCCTTTACCAAGAGTACAATGCTTACCTGCAGTTCATTCTGGCTCAGGTAACGTGTGCTCAGATTGATGAGCAGAACGCTAAGAAACGTTTAGACATGGCTGAGGCTATGGCTATGGAAGAATACGCAGGCACAAAGATGACAGTGTCAGCCATTAAAGCAAAAATTTCTACTGACAAGTCAGTGCAAAAACTTGCGGATGCTCAATCATTTGCTTATGATTACCGCAAGGGTATGGAAATGATGTACACGAACATTAAGTCAGACTGTGATTTTATCAGTCGAGAACTTACCCGCCGAACGTCAGGGAACTTTAACCGAGTAGGCAAGTTCACCACATGAGTCACATGAAGAGGTTAATTATGGACCAAGAAGAAGACATGAAGAATGCCAACTGCCGTAGGCATTACACGGGTGGTCGTGCCCTGTCTATTAACTGTTGGGAATGCCAAGCTGAGTACAGGGACGATGACGTTTCAGAGAGTGAGAATGACAACGATGATTAAGAAACACCCATACCGACAAGCGGTTAAGCACATCCGTGAACTGCACCATGCTGAAAAACGTAGTGCCCATGTTCAAATTACGTGTGCAGTATGCCAAATCCCTTACCCATGCAAAACTATACAGTTAATCGATGATGACTTGTACGATGACAGCGAGAAGTAATGGGCTACAAACCATTTAGTAAATCACTGTACGATACAAATGACAATGCTAAAGACTTAGTGATTAAGTGGCTTGCTGCTAACGGCATTACCGCTTGGGTAAACCCTGACCAATACGGAATTGATTTACTATCTGATGATAAAAAGTATGAGGTAGAAGTCAAGCGCAATTGGCTAGAGGATGATTTTCCGTATGATGAGGTTCATTTTCCCGCTAGAAAACTTAAGTTTGCTACACCCGACGCAGTATTTGTTATGTTAAACCACAAAAAAACACATGCATTATTGGTTACAGGCGATGTATTTAAAGGTTCACCTAAAGTAATTAAATCTACAATTTACACAGAAAACGAAGAATTTATAGAAGTGCTGGTAAACAAATGCACTATTGTAAAATTGCTGGAGGATTAAATGCGTATTTACATTGCAGGTCCTATGACTGGCATCCCACAGTTTAACTACCCAGAATTCTTTAGAGTAGCAACTGTGTTAAGAGACTTGGGACATGCTGTTATTAATCCTGCTGAAACTAACGGTGCTACGGTACAAGAAGCTTTGCGAGATGTAGAGGCTAACCCACATTCGTGGGAGTATTACATGCGTAAAGACGTAATGTCTGTAGCATCAGTCGATGCTATTTGTTTATTACCTGGTTGGCAAAATTCTAAAGGTGCTCGACTCGAGGTAACAGTAGCCAAAGCATTGGGCATGCCACTGTACGTTCTGCGAGACGGAGAATTACACCCACGCATTGAAGTAATTGGTATTTCAGGCTACGCAAGAAGTGGCAAAGACACTATTGCTGAAAAACTAGTGGAGATGGGTTACGTCCGTGGTTCATTTGCCGACGCAATCCGAGAAGCATTATTTATTTTAGACCCGCAGATTTTTGGAAAAAGTTTAGCCCGCCTTGTTAACACACACGGGTGGGAAAAAGTAAAATCCATTGAACATGTCAGAGAATTACTTCAACGTTTTGGTACTGAAGTTGGTCGTGAGATGTTTGGCGATAACATTTGGATTGACTACTTATTTGACCGTCTTCCAGACGGAGCCAAAATAGTAATCCCAGACGTGCGCTACCCTAATGAAGCTGATGCCATTATTAATTTAGGTGGCGCTTTATGGCGTGTCGAGCGTGACGGGGTGCAAGCTGTTAACGACCACATTTCTGATTCAGCCTTAGATGATTACCCATTCATGAACATTGTTTACAACTGTGGTACTATTGAAGAACTACACGCATGGGTAGAGCGGGAACTTCAGGACGACGAATGAAACTACTTGTCGTTGTATTGCTGTGCGCTTGGTGGATAGGGCAATCGATTCGAGGTAGGTAATGGCTAATCCAAAAATTTGGGGCGAAAAAAATCTCAAAGGTGCAGTAGCCGTAGGTATCGACCAATCGTATTCAGGTTTTGCGTTAACAGCAATTGATGGCAACGACAATCATTACACAGAGGTATGGAAGTTAGATGAGTCAGGGGTTAAAAGGCTGGCTCAAGCTCAGCGTATTATTTTTGATTTTGTTAATAGTTTTGAAGTAAGCGCCACTGCAATGGAGGGCTACGCATTTGGTAGCCAGATGGCTAACATGCTTGGTGAATTAGGCGGAGCCGTTAAGTTAGCCCTATACAACTATTTTGATGAGCCAGAAGTGCGTTTTCCTTTAGTTGTGCCTCCCACTAGCCTTAAAAAATACATTACAGGCAAAGGTCGAGTAGATAAGAACCAAATCCTTTTGAGCGTGTACAAAAAATGGGATGTTGAGTTTAATAACGACAACGCTGCCGATTCTTACGGACTAGCCCGAATTGTGCGAAATAAGCATGATTTTGAATACGAAAAAGAAGTATACGATAAAGTAGTTTATTCGGGACTATAATAATAAAACCCTCGTATAATTAATTAACAACTACTATACGAGGTACACAATGTCGGAAATACCAGAAGACCAAATTCTTAAAGTCAGCGCAGGTTCAAACCCGCAGTCAGTCGCATCAGCAATTGCCCACAGTATTTATGAGAATAAAGCCTGTAAATTACGGGCTGTTGGCGCTGGCGCCGTAAATCAGGCAGTAAAAGCCATTGCCATTGCCCGAGGATACACAGCCCCAAGAGGCTTGGATTTGAAGTGCATTCCAGGGTTTACCACCATTGAAAGCCACGATGGCGACATTTCAGCCATTGTATTTACCATTGTTTCAGACTGATTATTTCTGTCTAGAGCCTTAAAATCTAAATAGGAATTCCTTTAACCCTAAAGAGGTAAACATGGCTAACAAGCCCCTAGCACCTACGCCAAATGCAACACCAGATAATGTTTTGGTGCAGAACGCTGCTGGCGAACCATCAAAGAACACCACAACTGTAGAGCGTATGGGACGTCAAGCTGCCGACCCTGCCGCACAGCCACTTAGCGCACATCCGTATGCTCCAAAAGAACGTCACGGAGCAACTTATGGTATTCAGGTAGGTTTTGAAGCCCATACTGAACCAAGTGCAGGTGCGACTACTCATAATGGACATGTTGTTCCTTCCGCAGTAAATCGTTCACTGCCTAATTTCCAAATGGGTGCTACTGACTTGCACTAGTTACCCTCGTCGAAACCCCGTCCATCTTTTGGGCGGGGTTTTGTCGTTTTGTTGTCGAAATGTATGTTAGGCTACAAAACATGATTACTGACATTTTGAAAGAACATCTAAGCGGTGTGCGTACTGTTAATAAATGCACCACTGGTAAATGGCTAGAGACACAAGAGCCAGAAGTTGTTGAAATGCTTTCGGAGTTATCTAAACGACCAACAACTAATGTATCGGCACTATTTAGGGATTTAGAACCCCTAGAGGTGCCGTTTCGTTTAACCACATTTAAATTACACATGAAAGGTAACTGCCAATGTCCAAAAGCATCTTAGACATCTTAGCGAAAGCCCTTATCGAACCCTCGTATGGAACATCTACGGTACTAAGCCCTGTTGTTCCAGCCACACTACCTAAGACCACTAAAGCAAAAGCACGTAAAAAGAAAACCGATTGGAAATTAGGTGTTTTACTGCCAGATGCCCAAATTGGATTTAGACGATACGAGGATGGGGAACTAGACCCTTTTCATGATGTACGTGCTATTGATGTAGCCATGCAGTTGTTAGCAACTTTAGACGAAGAGTACGGCGTTGACCTAGTAGTTAACCTAGGGGACACCATTGACCTTCCTATGTTCGGTAAATACGCACAAGAGAATGCGTTTTACAACACTATTAATCAGTCTATGGACGCTTGTCATACTTTCCTAGCCACTCAACGAGCTTTAGCCCCACACTCACGGGTAATTTTTATTGAAGGTAACCACGATTGCCGTGTAACAAAATACATGAACATTCAGGCTATGGCGGCATCTAAGATGAAGCAGGTAGGTGCAGATTTTCCAGTAACTAGCCTTCAGCATTTGTTGTGCATGGACGACCTTGGCGTAGAAATGATTGATGGATACCCAGCAGACAAGTTTTACATTAACGACCGTTTGGTAGCCCGACACGGGACAAAAGCTAATTCCAACGGGTCTACGGCTAATCGGTACTTGAACGCTAACCACATGGAAAGCACTATTTATGGACACAGTCATCGCCAAGAACTGATGTACAAGACCCATGACACACGCCATGGTATGGTGCAGAACGTAGCGTACAGCCCAGGTAGCCTATGCCGCATTGATGGCGCAGTTCCATCTGTAATGGGTGGTATCAAAGCAGACGAGCGTCCTGTAGAGCAGTACGAAAACTGGCAACAGGGTATTGGTCTGGTGTGGTACAAAGAAGCTGGCGACCATAAGGGAGCCAATGACTTCACCATTGAGAACATCCACATCATGGACGGCTGGGCAGTTTACGCAGGGACTGAGTTTAGGGCATTAATTAAGTAAAAAACATCTAGAATTGATGTATGCCTAGCAGTCATCAGAACGTCCAGAACCTTGGCGCCAGTGGGTTGTACGGGACTAACACTACTTTTGGTGGTGGCGGTCAGCCTGTAGCCCGTGGTGAGTTGGATTTTCTACGCTTAGGCGTAGGCAGAGTTCCTTCTGCAGAATACCCTGATGGGTATCTGGGAACTATTCGTTCACGCCGTGATGACCGAGGGCGCCCTTCAAGCACGTCGGACACCGTCCTAAACAGCATGAAGCAGCGCCTCGGTCAGCGTGGCTACCAGCGTGGCGTACACCGTGGTGAACGTATTGACCCTAGCGATTACTACTACCCGACTGAATTATCGGCTGAGCGTGGCGTTCAGCGCCAAATGAAAGCCAAATTTACAGGCAATACTTGGGAAACCCTACGTTATGTAGAGAACCAAATGCTTGTTCCTGCTCCACATTTACCTAATGATGGCAAAGCAGGCCCTAATGTGCGTAGCGATTCACCTTACGCAGTTAACGAGAAACGTGTGTCGCAGTTGTCGAACATGCGCCCAAGCTGGAGATAACCGTGGCTAGAAAACCTCGTGCTGCTAATGAATTTACTAAAGCAACTAATCGTACTTTAGGTAGGGCAACTAGTCCAAAAACTAAACCAATTGAAGACCCTTATGTAAAGATGATTAGCCGTCGTGCTAGGTCACGGGCTAAAGCTTATGAGGCTGAAAGAAAAGGCAGAATAATTGAGGGTGTGCCAGGTTACGGCACAGTTGACATGGATGAAGTAGGCTGGCATGTTCCAGAACATCCAGACGATAATAACCCTAATAAAGTTACCATGCGAAACCTTTTGGGTTTAAGCGGAACTAGCAGTGTTCCAGGCATTAAAAAAGGTCCCGCAATTGATGAGCCTCACGAAGCCGAGCCTAACGTTCCTGTAGAGCGCCGTTATGAAGATTTAAACGATGCAGAAAAAACAAAAGCAGACACCGTTTTAGACCGAGTGGGGTCAAGCGTAGACATTGCATCTAAACACATTCAAGATTCGTATGACCGTGCACATTACCGTGCAATTTTAGGTTTTTCAGGTCAGCCTGCAGGTATTGGGTTTTACGGAGGCCCTTCTACTGAACATAAGATAAATAGTGAACTTATTGCACAAGTTATGGAACACCCAGAGTTTAAGGCTAGAGGACTTACACAAGACCATGCTGTAGCCATGGTTAATGCTGCGATGGCGGCAACTAGCCCAAGACAAGCCGTTCAAGTAGGGTCAGGAAATAATGTTACTTACCCTAACCACGCCGCTGGTCGTGTGGGAGTTGAGCATGCATTAGCAGGGGGAGACCCCGAAGACGTTCCCAAAGCCCCACATGGTGGAATTCATCAAAACACTATAAGAGGGGCAAAATTAGCTACGCAAACTCTTACCGAAGGTGCATTAATTCCAGAACTTTTTGCAGATTCAGGAATTAAAGTAAGAAATTTTGCGGGAGCAAAGTCTGTAGCCTCTAGTGCCGATGCTTTTAGGGTTAACGATGTACATTCAACAGGTACAGCGCTTCCACACTTAGCCACTGAGGCAAATAAAAAGTTTAGTGTAATTGACCCTAACGGTGTTGACACAGGACAGGTTCATGAGTACGAAGCCGAAGACGTAGATGAAAAAACTGGTCTTCCTAAAGCCATACATGCCAAAAAACGTTTAGCGCATCACAAATTAGAAGGCCACACTTACCAAATAGCCCTTGACTCAAAAGGTAAGCCAGCCAGAGGTGATTCACCCGTAGAAAAAACAGTTAGAGATAATGTGGTGCATTCTGCTTTAGATTTGGCTGGTCGACGTGCTAATGCCGCAAAAGGTTTAGTTCCAACTGAACGCCATGCTCAAGCTACGCACATTGGGCAAGAAATTGATTGGCGTGACCGTCAAATACTTCGTCCAGATTTACCGTACAGCCTTGAGACAGAGCATCCTGTAACCCATCCTTTAACGCATCCACTGGGAGTTCAAATACCAGGTGGGATGGACATTTTAAACCCTTTTGGTACAGGTAAACTTGTGGATACTACAATGCCAACCTTATCCTCAGCCCCTGATGGTGACTCAACAGATGTGGATAAGCCAAAAGATGTAACTGCCCCAGCAGCAAGAGCTGGCAGAACGTCATCATTTTCTGCTGGAAGAAGTTAATAATGCCTAATCTACAGAATGGCGTGTACTCTAATCGTCCTTGGATTGCGCCCCCAGAGGCTGCGTACCCTCCACAGGCTTACATCGGCCCATTTTCTAGTAACCAAGAGCAGATGCTGACGCAGGCTATGCAGTCATGGAACATGACCTCAGCCCAATTGCAAGAGTATGTGCGCCCTAATTTACCTCAAATAGAGTTGTTTCCGCCTAAATACGGTTACAGTACCCAAGAATACGGGCTAGACGACATGGTAAACTTGAATGTTCCTGTAACTGAGCGAGTAGATACTCCAAACCCTGCCGCTCAAGCAGAAAGCTCGTCCCGAAATACGTTAGGATACGGTGTGTAATGGCTGTTCAAGCGCAAACTGGTGGAGGAAAAGGACCAACACAAGGTGGTGGCGGTCGTACCCAACCTAGAGTTACGCCTTCTGTAAGTAACCAACAGCCTTCAGGCGTCAACAGAGGTGCACAGTTCGGCAATCCTACAGTAACAACTCCTGCTACAGGCAGTTTGTTCAGCCAAATTGGTAACTCAATAGGTCATAGTTTAAGCGATGCATGGAACGGAGCCACCCATTTTATTGGTTCTGGCATTCACAATTTGTTTGGCAACGATTCACAGCAACGTGCCGCTGAACAGCGAGTTCACGATGTAACAAGTCCAAAGACAACGGTTACTGTGCCAGGCTATAACAACACAGGTCGTATTGACCCACTCAGCGGTTACCCTATCGGTAATTGGGCATACAATCAAGATAATTCAGGTGGCAATAGAGCAAATTTGAACGAGAATGCTAACGGTCATGATGAGTATGGACAACCCACAACTACAGCACATGGATTCCATCTACAACCTGGTCAAACATTTATGTACCACGGAATGAAAGTAACTCAAGGCGACTTTATGAAAGAAAAAGGAAGCAACGAGTGGGATGACTGGCGCCCAGTTAAAGACGTTGTTCCCGCTAAAACCATTACTACACAAGGAACTGGCGCTAATACCAATTACCAATTAGGTAAGCAGGGTGCAGTAGGTGGCAATGGTGGGTCTTACCAGCTAGGTTCTGGTCTAACTGCTAATAATGCTGCAGTTACTGGACGTGGTAATGGAAGTCTAACTAACGGTATGTGGTCTTACGGCGGTTCATCAGGGGGCTACTCTGGCGGAGCAACTGGTAGTTCCTTCCAAGGTATTACTGGAGACCCAATTGAGCACTAATTTTGGTTTAATGGCTGACAGCACAGGCGAAGGCATGTCTGGGGCTACAGATGTTGACCTAGTTGCCCAGAAAAACCTTAAGAAAACCGTCTACAATGGTAGTAAAGAGTGCCGTGGATGCGGTACTTTACTTGACCCGTTTCAAGGTCTACACACGGATAAATGCCGTGGATGCCGAGATAAAGCGTCAACCGAACATTTTAAGAACAGGATGGCACCGAAATGACCGTACCTTACCGCCGCTCACCTAATGCGGAAATGCGAGAAGGCTCGACTGATGGCAAATACCGTAAGCGCCGTCCAAACACAACTGTAGCCCAGGGAATGGGTGACCAGCAGGTTATGGCTAACCGTGATGGTCTGCATCCATACATGAACTACGGGTTTATCAACTCTGAAGAGCCTAACAAAGTAAACCCAGGAGCATAATCATGGCTGGAAAACACGCAAGCGGTAAAGTAAATGCCCCCAAAAGCCTTTCTGAAGCTGCAACAAACATTATTAAGGTACACCAAGACGCACAGCTTCTTGGAAACATGAAACCTGGTTCAACCTTAGAGCCATCAGGTCCTGGCAAAAGAGGAAAGCCATTAACTCAAGAAGTCGCACAAGCAGAATCCGATGCCGCTAATGCCGCAGGTTACACGATGGAAACCGCTAAAGCAGTTCATGATAACTCGGTGCAGGGTAAAGTTGCGTTTGACCCTTATGAAGCAAAGGCAAGGGTTTCAGCACCTACTGACCGTGGTGAAGACCCTCATCGCCGTCCTGCTGCCCCACTAGTTCATCGAAACGAAGATTCTATCGTTAAATCCCCACCACGAGGTTAATTATGTTTAACATGTCGTGGGTTGACAAGCAGGGGTATCTGTTATCCCATGCCCCTGGTCAAGGTGCACCTAAAAAAGGTTGGTCACGCAACCAGCACATTGCTTACCGTGAGCCTGTTACGCAGGCTCGTCATTTGCGTGACCGCACCGCAGGAGAAACTGAGCAAGCGTGGCGTCATCGTGCAATGGGCTACTCCAATACAACTATGCCAGATGGTTCAACACTAGGCACTAACAGCGGACCTTACGGTGCTACTTACGACCCAAAGACTCGTGAAACTAACCTTGGTTGGGTAAGCACCAATCCTAAAACAGGTCAATTAGAGCCTAATAAAAATTACATTTCAGCCCAGCGTTCTGGTTTTGCCGATTTAGTTAACCGTGCACCTAACCAGTTTGCCCAGGTACGCCCGCAGGCTGTAACCCGCCCTTCAGTCACTCGCTAACCTATTCTAAATTAGAAAATAGCATAAAAGTAATTTAATACTATTATGGTAAAATAATAGTATGGATTTTAGCGGTGCTATTGATTTAGGTGCAAAAGGCAATTCTGACGAGCCGATGATTCGGGTACTTGTTTGCCGTAATTGTAAGACAATTGAGGAGTTGCCCGATTACGAGGGCGACCCAGCAACTGACACATTATTAAACATTCTTGTGTCTAAGCACCAAAAACCTGTTGAGCACATTGGTTTGCTTATGAAGTTCCCTTTCAAATACTGGGCTGTGCCTAAGATTCAAGCGGAGATTGTAAAGCAGATTAAGGGTGGTTCTGAAGGTCTTGACGCATTTCAGACTAACTTCTACGCCACTAAGAACCAGTTTGCTGAAGACGCTATGTCTTGTTACAGCGACCATAACCGCCCAAAGGGTCAATGTTCAGACTACAAGTCGGACAAAAAACTTCTTAAGCCAGATACTGACGCTGAACGTAAAGACGCAGGGCTTGAAAAAGCTGGAAAAACAGGCCCAAAGGTCTATTTATGCGACTTTTGCCCTGTTAAATCCTTTAACATGACTAAATCCAATGAGCATAAGGGGCTGTATAAGTAAGCCCTAGGAGGTAGAATAGAGATACCTGCCCATCCCCAGAGGTGTTTACTATGTTCTTAGAGGTTGCTTGCCAATGCTCTGCGATGATTCAACTAGAAGTTGATAAGTCAAAGGAAGACGCTGCATGGTTGTTGTTAGGGCGATTTGCTAGCGCACATTCTGCTTGTGGTTTTGTAACACCGTTACTTGAAGAACGCCCCGAGTTAACAAAAAGATTAAACATTAAGACAACTCCTGAAAAGGATGCTTAGTGAACTACTACGAAGCCCTTGCAAAACAGGCACAACCTGTTGAACTTGCTGGGCAGGAAACTTCTTACTTCGAAGCAGCGGCTAAAAATTTAGACCCTCGCCTATTTCAAGACGCAGTCTTAAATAGCCATGTGCGTTCAATTATTTTATCGATGGTGTTAAACCATTTAAATGCAAATTACAGAGAAGCAGACTCATGGACACAGGTTTACCTTGTTGGCTCAGGTGTTTCATTTTCTTGGCAAGCACACCGTGAGCCAGCAGATTTAGATTGTTTAATAAGCATTAATTACATTCAATTCCGCCAATCTAATTTAGATTATCGTGGATGGAGCGACTCAGAGATTGCCGCAGACATCAACCAGGGATTTAAGGCTGAACTGACACCGACAACTAAAGAATTCATGGGTGTGTATGAACTTACTTTTTATGTTAATGAAAACCCAAACATCGCAGACTTAAAGCCGTACTCAGCGTATTCGGTTACAGATAACCGTTGGCTTGTAGAACCTAGCGAAATGCATGCCCCTGAAAATCCTGAATGGGATAAGGCCGTTGAGCGTGATAAGACATCTGCTATTCAAATAATTGAACGTTATTCAACTGCATGGAGTTTAATTAAAAAAGCAATTAATCCTGCACACCGCCTAAACGCTGAAGCCGCCTTAAAACTAGCTGTTGAGCAAGGTTCAGCGTTGTACCGTGACATTCATGAATCTAGAAGTTTGGCGTTTAGTCCAGATGGTCAAGGGTACTCGGATTTCTACAATTACCGTTGGCAAGCAGGCAAGCGGTCAGGTGTTGTTCCTGCCATGAAAAAACTGCATGGAATGTTAGACGAAGCCAGCGGCAACTTTGCAACGGAGACTTACGGGGTAGAGCTACCTGATACTGCCACACTCTTAAGAAGAGCGTATCAATCAAATAGATAACTATGTGGTAGGTTCATACTATAGGGGCAACAAGTAACCACTTACTACCTGGAGTATTGATGAAGACTAAAGAAACTATTGCAATCGCTTGGGCGCACACAGGAAAAGTTGATACTGAGTTCTGTCTAAGTTTGATGGAAATTATCCGCCAAAAAGGACCCAAAGTTGGTTCGTTTTACTGTGTAGAGGGAACAGGGTTACTGGCTAAGAGCCGTAACATAATGGTTAAGCATTTCCTCGACAATACTTCAGATGACTGGCTGTTGATGCTAGATGATGACGAACGTATTTCCGTACAGGCGTTTGACCTGTTATCTGCTACGGCTGACAAGATTGAGCGTCCTGCTGTTGCTGGTTTGTATTTTGCCGCCCTATGGGACGGACTAAACCTACGCCCCGTTCCGCTTATTTTTAAGCAGACCGAAGACGGTGGCATCCAGCCTGTTGATGATTATCCAAAAGATAGCGTCATACCCGTTGTTGCCGCAGGAACGGGCTGTATTCTAATTCATCGTGACGCTCTAAAGAAGATTAGAGACGGTCACGGTGAAGATAATCAAGATTGGTGCTGGTTCCAGGACGGCCCGATTGGTGGCAACAAGTGGCTTTCCGAAGATTTGTCATTCTGTGCCAAGTTGGGGCAGTTCGAGATTCCATTGGTAGCCAATACAGGTGCTGTCCTTCAACATCATAAAGAGTTCTGGGTAGACGCCGCTCACCACGACTCATGGTTACAAAATAACGAGGCTGGTAGCGGATTGGCACAGTTACAGTAATGGATGAAGAATACGAAGAAGTATGGCGGTTATGTAGCAAGTGCGGAAACCTTAAAGCACACACTACACATAGCCCTGACTCAAGTTGGACGTGCGAATCATGTCGGTCATAGTTTTCCTTGACGGAGTAATGCGTAAGCATAAAGACCAGTCAGTAATTATGGAGGGCGTGTCCCTTTACAAGTCGTTAAATGAGACCAATCGTGTCATTGTCGTAGCTGATGACCGTGAACGAGCCAGTATTTGGATGAAAACCAACAACTTGGCTAAAAAGATTGATGACATTTATCAAACAGTAACTACGGTAGATGATGATGCCCGATTAACTACGGTCGAATCCCTCAGAAGCCGAGGGAAGGTTGATTATGTCCTCACGGAAGACCCTGAATTTGCTAAAAAACTATTAGAAAATGGCATTAGTGTATTAGTTTTTCTTAATCCTAGATACACCCGCCCAGAATTTAGGCCAGATGGCCGCCTGGGGGCAAAGTCATGGACTGACATTACTGATGAGTTAGATAAACAGCAGGGTTTGTACGATGAAGACCGCCGATTAAAGGAGGAAGACGAATTAGAGGAAGTAGAACTTGACCTGTGAAACTAATTTATTTGGGTGCGGATGTACCTAGCAATCGTGTAATCCTTGAGTCAATGAATGTCAAGGATGTCGGCGTGTCGTTCTGGCGGTTGACCCAGCGTGGGTTACCCAAAAGCAAAAGATACTTGCTTAGTAACTACTTTAATGACGACATGCGTATTCATGTTCACCCTGGAGTACCTGAAAAAAACCAGATTTCTGGTGAAGATTTAGATAATTTTGCTGCGGAGTACGAAGACTTCCTTGCACACAACATGGATAGGCTTGAATCATTTATTGAAATAGACCATCCTACTTTAGATAAGCATGCTATTAATTTACAGCGTCAAGCCGCTTGGTCTGAAGAAGATAAGTTTTGGGCAACCTTGCGTGAGGATAATTCTTACAGCGAATTTGCCGAGATGTGTCAGCAATACAAGAATGTGGCAATTCCTTACAGCATTATTGAGGCGGATGTATCATTAGCCGCTAAAACTAGGTCATTGACCAATCAATACGGCACGGTATTCCATGCCTTAGCCTGTGCCAAGCCTGATAATTTACGCCAGATTCATGTAGAGACCGCTAGCACACAGTCATGGCTGTCTCCAATGATGCGTGGCGAGACCATCGTGTGGGATGGCACTAAGTTACTTCGTTACCCTAAGAAGATGAAAGACCAAGCCCGCCCAAGATACAAAGCAGTCTATGAGAAAGCTGGACTGGATTTTGATAAAATTATTAATGACGACCCCATTGAGGTGGCTAAACTCGCCCTTTGGTCGTATGACCAATTTGAGGAGCGATTTAACATGGCTAACAACCCCTTTTTTACCCCTGAAGATGACGATGATGAGTTCGGACTCTTATCAGATAACAGTGGTATCTTGCATGATGACGATTATGCGGAAACACCCCTCCCTGTAATTGATAAGAGGGGTGGTGAGATGCGGAAACTTAACACCCGTAGTGCAGACGAAATGATGACCTTACCTGTGTTCGGAGCAGAGGTTAAGACCATTGTTGAGAAAGATGAGAACGGTGTAGACATCATCAAAGATGTGCCGTTGTTACGCTCAAGCCAAGTTAGTTTGCGTATGTGTGACACCTGTTTTGTTGCGTCTAATTGCCCTGCGTTTAAGGTTAATAATAACTGTGCTTTTAATTTGCCTGTTGAAGTAAAAACTAAAGAACAGCTACGAGCTTTGCTTAACGCCATTGTAGAAATGCAGGCTCAACGCATTGCGTTTGCTAGATTTTCTGAAGAATTGAACGGCGGTTATCCAGACCCTAACACGGGTCAAGAGATGGATAGATTATTAAAATTAATTAAAAATGCAAAGGATTTGGATGATAACTCATCCTTCGTTAAGATGACTGTCGAGGCTCGTAATTCGGGCGGAGTCCTGTCACAGATTTTTGGTGAACGAGCAAATAACTTGACTGAATTACCTAACGGCGGATTCAATGATGAGCAAGTTACACGCATCATTCAGCAAAGTATTGAGGACTAACTCTTATCAGATAAGAGCCTCTTGTTCCAGTATGGAACAACCCTATTTCTACCATTCACTCACACAAGGAAGTTTATGCTGTCATTTAAGTTAGCCGATGATTTTATTGCCACCTATCAGGACAAGAAAGTCCCATGGGGATACAAAGATGCAGGAGGCAACTCCGTAGGGGAAATTACATTCCTGCGTACCTATTCTCGGCTAAAAGAAGACGGTACGAAAGAGACTTGGGTAGATGTATGTCGCCGAGTCATTGAGGGTATGTATTCAATCCAGAAAGACTGGACTAAGCAAAGCCGTTTGCCATGGAACGAAAACAAAGCACAAGCCTCCGCTAAGGAAGGTTTCGAACGCCTGTTCGAGTTGAAGTGGACACCTCCTGGTCGTGGTCTTTGGGTCATGGGTACACCTCTTGTCAATGAGCAGTTGAATTCTGCCGCATTGCAGAACTGTTCTTTTGTATCCACAGAGTCAATGACCAAGCACAACCCTGCCAAACCATTTGGATTCCTTATGGAAGCCTCAATGCTCGGCGTAGGTGTGGGTTTCGATGACAAGGGTGCTGACAAAGACTTCACGATTCACGCCCCAACGCAAACAATTAACCATGTGGTAATTGCTGATACTCGAGAGGGCTGGGTAGAGTCAGTCACAGCATTAATTAATAGTTACTTGCGACCTGAACAACCTACTTTAGAATTTGATTATTCACAGATTCGTCCTGCAGGTGAGCCGATAAAAACTTTTGGAGGCACGGCGGCAGGCCCTGAACCTCTAGAAAAGTTGCATGAATACATTAATGCATTATTTAAGGGTCGTTCTGGTGCAAAATTAAGCAGAGTAGACATTGCTGACATTGGAAACCTTATCGGTGTCTGCGTTGTCTCGGGCAATGTTCGGAGAAGTGCGGAACTCCTTATGGGTCGCTTGGATGATGATGAGTTCCTCAATCTAAAGAATAATGAGCGATTCCCAGAGCGTAATTCGTATGACCCCAAAGCTCCTGGCTGGGGTTGGATGTCCAACAACTCTGTTGAGGTAAAAGTTGGGGATGATTTGTCGGGTATTGTCGAGGGTATTTCCTTGAATGGTGAACCTGGAGTCATTTGGATGGATGTGACACGCAAGTATGGTCGTCTTATTGACCCACCAAACAATAAAGACCGCCGAGCCGCTGGGTACAACCCTTGTGCAGAGCAGAGTCTTGAGTCATTTGAGTGCTGTACCCTTGTGGAAACATACCTCAACCGCCATGAGTCACTAGAGGATTACAAGCGAACTCTTAAGTTTGCTTACCTCTACGCCAAGACGGTTACTTTGCTTCCAACCCATTGGGAAGAGACCAACGCCATCATGCAACGCAACCGCCGTATTGGTACATCTATGTCGGGCATTGCAAACTTTGCTGACAAACACGGACTTCCAACTTTGCGGGATTGGATGGATGAAGGTTACAATTTAATTAAATACTACGATGAATCTTATTCAGAATGGCTAGGTATTCGTGAATCAATTAAAACAACGACCGTTAAGCCATCAGGAACAGTATCAATTCTTGCTGGCGAAAGCCCTGGTGTTCATTGGACTCCTGGGGGTAAGTATTTCCTTCGTGCTATTCGCTTTAGTAATGATGACCCAATGCTTCCTCTCTTCACTTTCGCAGGATACAAAGTTGAGCCTGCTAGTGAGTCTCCTAAAACTACAAGCGTGGTTTTCTTCCCTGTAAAGTCTGATGCGACTCGCTCGGAAAAGGATGTCTCTATCTATGAGAAGATGTCTCTCGCTTCGGTGGCTCAACGCCATTGGTCAGACAATTCGGTTTCCGTAACCGTATCGTTTGACGCAGAGAACGAGAAAAAGGATGTGGGTACGGTGCTTCATTTGTTCGATGGGCAGTTGAAGACCGTATCATTTTTGCCGATGGGCAACGCTGTTTATCCACAGATGCCGTACACTCAGATTACTGAGGACGAGTTCAATCAGTATTCATTTAGTTTATTGCCGATTGACTTCACCGATGTTTACGCAGGAATGGCTGCTGATGCTATCGGAGAAAAATACTGCTCTACGGACTTCTGCGAAATCCCTAAATAAATAATTAAAAAAAACCCCCAGCTAATTAAAGCTGGGGGTTTTTATTATTAAATTAATTAAAACTGGAAAGTCGGTAAACCTTCATCAGCAAGAATCTCGCTGCTTGGTGAAGTTACGACAACTTCCGTAGGTTGCTTAATCATGATGTTAACAAAAGAATCATTGTGCTTGCGAAGCATTCCGTTCTTCTTGTTGACTGCGACCATGTTGTTGCAGTTAGGGCATTTCGCATACAGCGTTCCAGACATTGGATGTGTCCATGACATGGTGTCTGCGATGATGATTGACTGCCCACTCAATGGGCATGGGTTTAGTATGTGTTTATTAGCCATTACAGCATCTCCTCTATGATGATTCCGAGAGCATCTACAAAACTCTCGTATTGGTAAAACAGGTCAAGCGGATGGCATTCCGCCGTTGGTGACCAATGTGACTTCTCAAGAACATACTTGAGAAACATTTTCTTTGTGCGTTCAGCAAACTCCTCTGGAGTCATGCGTACCCCATGCTTAGCCATTGTTCCACTCCCATGTTTCTAGTGACCATGTTTTTCCTTGCCCTAGTGTGGGCAAGAAACCTCTACGCCGAGCAATCTTAAGCACATTATGAATGTTCCTTGTGCTTACCTTGAGTTCTTTAGCAGTCTCTACAGCAGGTTTTGGTTCGCCTGCAGACAAAAAGTCTTTGTAAAGTTTGACTACAGACATAATTTCTTCATCAGTTCTCTTGCACATCGTCTTTCTCCATTTCGTCTAGTCGGGAAAGCTTTTCCCGTAACCAATCAGCAAAATCGCTCTCGCTCATTCTGCACTCCATGTGTGGTTAGTCTTTGCCGAGATACTGACAACTTCGTTATCAGTATTAATTAATGTTGTCTGCACCATGAAATCTCCGTTGACGTTCTCACAAGCACAGCAGTTTATGCACACCTTGTCCAACTTTATGTTTATGCAATAAATCCCATCTAAAGGGTCATGACATTCTTCGCAATCGTTATCGCTCGCAAAGTCCATAAGGTCATCTTCGTCAAACAGTTTAGTTACGTCAATGTGGCTCATTCTTCCACTCCAATTTCTCTCAAAACTCCAGTCATGGAGTCGGCTATTGCCTGCTGTTGTTCTGCACTTGAGTCGTATCCATCTTTGCTAAACACGCCAACATAGTATCTAGCGGTCTCTCTCCGATTCTGAATAACCTGAATTATCTCGTCTCTTGACTTAATCATCGCTACCTCCTAAATAGCATTTAGAACAAAGTTCATTACCTTTTGAGTCGTGAAACCACACATCAGTTATGGTCTTACCACATTTAGAACATTTTAACTTTGCCATAATGTCAGCCTACTCCTGTTAAAGAATTATCCAAAATCCACTCAACGCTTGTAGTCGGTGGACGCACATCAACAACGCTGTGGGTGTGGGGCTTGCTAGTCGCAAGTTTCCATACCTGTTCTGCATTAGATTCTTCCAAAAGTTCGGCAAGTTCTTGGCCGCCGAGCTCTAGGCGAATCTCGTCTTCTACCTGAACCGTTTGGATTCTTTTAATTATTATTGTTGTATTCATCTACTTAACTGCTTTCTTGAATTGATTAGGTCGGTATTTCTCATCCAACCACTTGATTAGGGTGGGCAGGTAACTGGCGGTCACCAATACCTTTTGCCCTTTCCATACGACATAGGTGGCATCGCCATCGTATTTCTTGGGATGCTCACCTCTCTTAGTGATGACTAGACCACTCTTGTGTGTCAGGCTCATTGTGACCGACCTCCTGAACAAGTCATGCACTTCCAGATGTGTGTCTGGTGGACATAGTCGAATCGAACTTGGACGGTCTCTCCACTTTTCAGACCCTTGTCACAGCCTGCACAGTTAGTCCAATAGAAAGTTCCGCACACCAGACATGAGTTGCCCCAGCGTGGAGTTTTCCAATCGCATCCGTCACAGTCACCCCATGTCACATCCTTGAGGTAGCCCGACTGCTGGCGTTCCCCGATGAAGTCAATGACTCCCATCGCTCCGAACGCATCGTAAATGTCTTGGCACAACTTGTTGATGCTTACATCATCATTCTTGTATCCCTGTGGATTACTCATTGCTTCCTGCTTTCTCACGATAAATG